GATCCTCCTCCCATAATATTACTCCTTAATTTTAATGTTAATTGTTTGGTTGGTTGTTAGTGAAATACATTTAATATTTCAAATTGTCAATTTCTTTCTCGCTTCTTTGCACAAATCAGACCCCGGTTGAAATTGTCTGCAAGAATTCGGTCTGTCCGCATAGATCTTGCAACACACCTTCTCACCCACTTTTCCATCCAAGGCAACGCATCGAGAATCGGTGGTTTTCATTAAAGGATAGTCTTCCCTTTGCATTTCTTTCGGGATACCAGTCGCATCAGATCGATCTCTTCGCAATACAGGCCAAGACCACTTGAAGCAACAACAAGCACCGCACTTTTCGCAGTCGTATTCATTGTCCATTATCCAGTTTTATTGGCAGATTTCTGCCCATAAGCACCCAAAGCGGCAGTTCCAATTGACTGAAATGCATTAGCCCAACCCTGAGAAGCCTTTTCCTCACCAGATTCTGGAACAGAATACCCACCCATCGATGAAAATCCAAGACTTCCACTTCCATCACCACTTCCACGCTGCATAGCTGACCACGCAGAAGCGGAATCAGATTGCGATTTAGCAGCACGATCATATGGAGACGATGCTGTTTGCCCTGCTTTGCTCAACAAATCTTTCATATATTGATTTTGTTGTTGCTTTTGTTCAGGTGAAGTCGCGTCTGGTTTATAATCTGGTCTAGGTTGCGCTCCTGTTCCAAGTTCTCCAGCAAAGAAATTTTGAATTGTATCACCCGTCCTTCCAAGTGCGTTAGATGCACTGCCAACAATTCCACCGAACTGGCTATTGGGAATAGGGAAGTTTATTGATTCCGATGCTCCTATTGAACTTCCTGCATTCCCTGCACCTGTCCAAGGTTGAGGCATTTGTTGTCCGTTTGATCCACCCATAATGTTATTCTATTTTGTTGTTCCAATTTACTGGTTTAAATCCTAAGTCTGGTATTACGATATCTTCGTAAGGTGCAAGGTGCGAAATATTTGTGATCTTTGCTTTTAGCTTTGGGCAATCGACGTGCGGGCCTTGGTGACGATCAACGCAATTGAGGCAGACAGGATAGAAGTCAGCATTGAGTGACTTGTCTGGGTTGTTCATCCATCCGTGCTTGCCTTTGACATATCGTGTTGGGTCTGGCTGCACATTGTTAGTTTCAAGATATTCGTAAACATCCTCGTCAGTCCAATCTTTTAGCAAGTAAAGCGAGACAGGGTTTCCATCAATGTGACGGATATCTTGTGACAACGAAAGTTGCCCCTTCATTAGATCAGTGTCTCCACCTTTAGTTCCAATCCAAACTGAATTCCACGGAAAATTAAATGTTCCAGTTGGACGCATTAGAAAGTCATCAACACCGCACATGAAAGGTTCATTCGCTTTAGGACGTTCCGTTCCCAAAGACAAAACAATGGAATTTTGACCCCACTGGAAATAGTGAAGCAAATCAAAGCGAACATCTCCAGTATGGACATCAGGCCCATCTGCAAGCGTGTGTTTGAATGCTGGATATTCATACATAGTCAATTGCCAATCCCTGATTAGCTTGTCTGAATACGCATATCTTTCACGAAACTTTGGTTGCCGAAATTGAACTACAGGGATATCAATTCCACACTTAAATTTTAGAAAGTGCAGAAGCACAGTTGAATCCTTTCCACCAGACCAAAATATGACCGCATTGGGCCATTGTTTGTTCCAACGAACTGCTTTATCGATTGTTTTATGTATTAGGTTTTTCATTAGACTACAATGGCAGCAGCAAGTCCCGCACCAGCAACTGCACCACCTGCTCCGATCCATGATCCCATTGCTGCATTTTTGCTTTGCGCGTTTTGGGCCATGACTTGGTTCATCATGTTATTATAATTTTGAGTGTCAGCAACATTGGCAGTGTGAGCGGATTGGATATTGCCCATCGAGCGGTTAATTGCGTCCTGTGCTGTTTGTCCAAGACCTTGCGCTCCAGAGAGGACACCACGTTGCCACTCTTGGAGACTCTGTTGGTTCTGACCTTTTGCTGCTTGTTGACCAGCAACCAACGCTCCGGGGTCAATTCCACCCTGCATTTGTGTCGCATCGAGATACTTTTGACGCAGTGCCAAGTCTTCCAAAGCAATCTGCCTACCCTGTGCCGTGGATTTGTCAAACATTGCAGACTTGCCAATGGTGGATCCCATGTCGATTCCAGTACCCATCATCTGTGCCAATCCTTTTGTTTTTGCCCACTGCCCTAGCTTATCTTGCCAACTCTCAGGGGATGTTAGCTTCTCAACAGTCTCACCCATTCCTGCTCGCATCCTAGCGGTTGCTGGATCCACTGACTCTTCAAATTGTCTAGCCCGATTAGCATTTTCGATACCCAACTCAAAAGCCTGTTGTGATACCTCGCTAGGATTAAATTGCTGATAGATTGGCTTTAACTGGGTAGCCATTTCAAACAGCTTGCCTTGAGATGCTAGACCACCATACATTCCTTTGTTCGCTTCCGATGCCATCATCATGTTAAGTTCAGGACGAGGCTGCTGAATTTGAGGAGTATATGTTTTGCCACCCATAAGTTTAATTAAGTTAAAGAGTAAACTTCTCTTTTAAGAGGAGTCAACCCTAATTTTTGGATTATTTCGTTTGTAAAGTTAGATCGTTCATCAGCTAATGGAACACCGATGAACCCCGGTGAGTTTGAGATTTGACAATACGCTTTCCAGTCACTCATGGTCTGAATAACATCTTTTGGTCTAGTGTATTTAGGGTGATATGCTGGATAAATTGTCGGAACAAAAACATGATCAGAATATCCAAATAGCACACCATCACGATAATGTGCATAAACATTAATATTAGGATGTTCTATGATCTTATGATCGAATTCTTCAGCAAAGTCAACGAGTTCCAAGAATTCATTAGTTCCTTTTTGAACAAGTTTATATTCAATTTGTGGCCTCATATGTATTAATTAAATCCAACCAGAATGTCATCTGGATTGGCTATGGTTTGTGTATAGTTAGCAAATCTGTCAGCCTGTGCCTTCAGAATATTGTTGCGAGTAGAGTTACTACCGCACACCGCGCATGGCAAGCAATTATTTTGACCAGTCGCGAATGGGATTGACGAGTAAATTGGAACCACGGGATCATCACCGAATGGGGAGATGAACTTGTTTGGGAAGCTAGTGACCTCTTTGGTTGCTGTGGTGATGCTTGGCATATTAACAAGGGTTCTGCGCTTTAAATTGTTGAGCAGCGGAGGTTGCGGATTGCATTGCAAGCACTCCTGCTTCCTCTTGAGCGTGTTCAAAACTGATGTAAGACAAAAATGTTGCCGATGCCGTGGCAGAAATTGATTTCGTTGGATCAGCGTTACAGATCAGCGTTACTGTCTTCCAAACCTTCGCGCTATATGAGTTATCATTTGCGGATTGTTGCTCGTATGGATTCGGAAGCAAATCAATCGACAGGGTTTCACCAGTCTGAGCAACAACGCACGATTGCGTCTCATCTCCCTGCGGAACACCAGTGGATTTCTCCTGCCAAGGATCCATGAAGAGTCGAACAATTTCCACTCCGAATTCACCGCACCACTCGCATAGTAGCGAGAATGCTTTATCGACATCATCTGTGAGATATGACTCGCACGTTGAAACAAGCGAATTGCGTTGAGCGGATTCAGTTGTAAGTCTTCGGTATTGCGAGTTAAGGAAACCTAGATTCTTAATCTCCGATTCGTATGGTGTATTTTCCCACTGGTAGTCAGCAGTGACTGCCAAGATGCGTTTCTCTAGGATTGAGTTGTACGATCCCTTGCTGCCCCTGTAGGACACTTTTAGGTCAACTGTGCCACCAATCTGCGTAGATTCAATCTCAGCATAGACAAACTTCTTTAAATCCATCTCATCACCAAGCAATGGAGTTTCAAACTGCGAGTAAATGCGATTGTAGAGTGTGGTTGTTGTTTTGTCTGGGTTGATCTGAAGGTAAGAATCCACTCGTTCTGGCTGGAATGATTCCCAGAGATGGTTGAATGAACCATCGTTCGTTGCTGCGTAGTCTACACTAAAATGAAAGCATCGAGATTGTCCATCCACAACACCTGTAGTCCACTCTACTGGACGAGTGCCTGTCCAAACTCCAGCCCATGCTGGGAACCTGCTTTCCCCACTTCCCCATTCGGAAGCGGCAGCATAGTCCATTACCATTGTGTCTGAATTTAATGTCTGCAAGTAAGGGATAGAGTAGAGCAAATAGTTTTCAAACCCAGTGGCACAAATCTTGGTTGGGTCTGATGCCATCAATCTTTTAGCCCTTGCCATCTCAACATCTTTATACAGCACCTGCGAGGACAGATACGATGTCGCTGCAATATCACCTGTCATCAGACCACCTTGAGCGTACCACCACATCTGACCTGCCTGAAAAGCAATTGATTTACCTGCAACGCAACCAACAGTTGGGTAAAGTGTAGATTGGAAGTTTTCAGTTGTGACCCATTGATCTCGATCAAGGATGCCTGATTTAAGCTGGAAGGTAGAACGATCTGTAAAGACAATCAATCGGGTTGACGTATCTTGACCAACATAACTTGTCATGCCAGTGATAGGACGTGAAAAGCTAAAGTCACCACGGGAAGTGCCAGTTGTACGTTCTTGGAATGAGGTTGGATCACCTAAATCGGATGCAAGTACGATATTTTTATCGGCAATCCACATTCTGTTTCCAGAGTATGCCATCCAGTATCCAACGGGGATCGTGGAAAGTTGAACACCTGCCTTATCAGCACCATCCCAGTACGAAGGGTATGAAATGCCGTCTTGGATCATTACAATTCGATGCGCTGGTGTAGCGAATTCTTGAGAGCCAGTCGATAGGTTTGCTGAACGTGTCGCAAGTGCAAATACGAATTGATCAACGTCTGGTGACATCGCAATGTTTTTCAGACGATAATCTTCCCAGTTGCTTGGCTGGACTAGAGGGAATGGAGAGTAGTAGACGTTTCCGTTTACGGCAAATACCATGTAGGACAACTCGCTTGCAACTACACCATTTCCATCCACGTCGAAGATTTTAGCTGGAGTTGTTGTAATTACCCCATCACGATCTTGCGTGAGTGCAGCTTCCTTTTGTTTGTTAGAGGAAAACAAAACACCACCTTGGAAGTTACCAGCGGGAAGGGAGAGTTGCATTTTATGCCCCGGCCTCGTTTGCACAATGCCACCACGGACAGTTACATTAACCCCCCACTTGAATTGGTTCTCAGGCAATGACCAAGGGTTGCGAACGGAATTTACTCCCTGAATCCATCCTGTTGAGACTTTTTTAAGTCTTCCTGATGTAATGTTTTCACTTTTCATTGCTAGAACATAACTGGATCAGTTCCATCACCATAGGTCAAATCATTAATTTGTGGTGGAACAAAAGCGTGACCATCTTGATGTTCTTGCTGATTCTTCAGGTATGCTAAAGAAAAGCCCCAGTAACGCAATGCCTGTTCAGCAAAGTCCTTATCCTCAAGATCGCAAGCGTGAACAGCAGTGATGATTGCGCGTGTATGCTCAATCGGAATGAAATCGTACTTGCTGGTAATAACTGGAGGTTTAATGCGATAGGCAATTCTTGCCCACGCGCATGGTTTGCCAATGCGAATCCTTCTGTACTGCGGATTGACTTCTTGTGGATGATATTGACCAATCAGGGTCAAATCGTTACTGCGTCCGTAGTCCATTGCGTACAAACTAACAAACCCATCTGTGATTGGCTTTTGAATGTTAGCCACACTTTTAACTAGGATTGGATCCTCAATGGCATCAACGAAGAACTTGCTATCTGTAGAAAGACCACTAGTTAAAAACTCTCTTCTTCCAACAATGCTAGATAGATTTTGAGATTGTGCTTTTGTGTCATACAATTCAAATTCATTGTTATCAACTCGACGGATGAAGTATGTCGTTCCTGCCACAAGTCCATAGGGAAGTACATCCCCAGAATTGGCTCGTACAGTTACGGACTGACCAGTAGTATACAACGAAGCGTCAGCAACGATGCTTGTGGAAGGCAATGCGTTAAATGTTCGTTCAATATCAAGCAACAACTGACCAGTGCCGGGGGTTGTGATCGGAACTAGCACTCCTCCAGAATACACATTAACACTATCACCCACAACCCTTACCTGATAGTCCGTTCCAGCAACCAATGGAGATGGTAAAACTCCGCTTGTAGAGAATTTAACATTCTCATTTTCCTGCAAAAATTGCACAGAGGAAGGCTGAATTAAATTGTTATACGGCAGAGGTGAAACAACGAAGCGTTTAGCAAAATACGATTGTCCAGTTCCAAAAGCAGTAACGCTAATTAGTGGAGCAGGTGAAATTGTTGAAGTATAAGCCCGTGCAACACTTCTTGAAAGAATTTCCAAATAGGATGGAGTTGTTCCTACGTCAATTGCTGGACTTGTTGTTGGTAACTGATAATCCGATCCCCAGTAAATTTCAGAATACGTTGAAAGGTTTGTGAAGTCACCTAACCAGTTATTTGTAAATCCAACAAAAAACGAACGGGAAAGGACAACATAAAACGATCCCGTTGGAGTTGATGTAATGTTTATTTTACTAAAGTCAGCATTTTTAACAGTGAAATTTCCAGTTAATGTATTTAATGGCATTTCTGCCCTATAAGAAGTTCCAGAAATTAAAGGTGTTGGCATCAATCCAGTCGAAGAGAATTGTAAAAACACACCAGTTGAGGGTGTTATTAATGCAGTTGGAACGCTTGTGTATCCTGTTCCACTACTTACAACAGTCAATGATGTTACTTTTCCGTTAGCTACATTAGCTCTTGCTGTAGCACCACTTCCACCTCCATCTTTAATTTCAACCTGTGGTTCAACCAAATATCCAGACCCTTCATCAACCTTGGTGAATCCAGCTAAAACAGAGGTTTCAATTGTGCAGGTTGCAGCTGCTAGTGTTCCTGCTTTTAAAACAACTTTTATTGGAACAGCAGGATCATCCCTGATTGCTGGGGAAGTAAATAGAATAGGAGTTCCACCTGCAGAAGGTGGTGTTCCAGCAACAACAGTATAAGTGAATGTATTTAGGTCTACAAGAGCGACAACCTTGTTGCCATTGTATCCAACTGCCGCAGCACCACTAACGTAAATAGTTTGACCAGCAGAAAGTCCGTGATTAATGGTGGTTTGTGCTGTAGCCACTGTTCCTGAACAAGCGAGTCCAGTAATACTAACCTCATTTCCAAGAGGGTTTATCAATTGGTATGTGAACTTGTTGGAACTAATTACTGATACTGTAAAATTTCCATTATATTCAGCAGGGTCTGCTCCTGTGATTGTAACCTCGTCTCCAGTGCGAAAACCATGATTTCCACTTGTGGTTACTGTTACGTTTATTAAATTGTCCGTTAAAACAGTTGTTACGTTTTTAGAAATGGCAGCTGGTGGCGCACCAATAGTAATGTTTAATGGTGATCCTGTGTCAATGTACCCGAATCCGGGGTCGTTTAAAACAATAGCAGAAATCTGATATGAAATGCTGTTTCTAATTGCGTATCCAGTTGCTCTCCTTGTTGTTATTGTGCTTCCTGTGGGTTTTGTTGGAGGAAGTGGAAATTCAACGTTTATAGTATCATTCGTATAACCTGATCCTCCGTTGGTTAGATTAATAGAGATAACACCACCAACTACCACGGGTGTGAATTCTGCATCTTGACCAACGGGGCTATCTATGTGAAGTCCCGGTGCGGTTATTTGACTTGCTTCTCCCGCAACCGCTGATGCTGGAATTAACTTAACAAGGGAAAATGTACCAACTCCACCAGATGTTAATTTAATTGGATTAACAAAGTTTGTTTGTGTTGAACCTAATGCGTCCGATTGATTTGTATGAATTGATACTGATTTCGAATCGATAATGTTTACAAAATAATTTTGGTTTTCCAGCAATGGCGTAGGCAATGTTCCACCAGAAGTAAACGCTTCAACTTGGTCACCTTGTGATAGCAAGTGAGGAACATTAAAGACTAGTTTTGTCTCTGGAACAATTTCCTTTCGGATATCGACGTTGATTGGATTTGTTGATCCAGTCGTGTGAATTTCATTGATATTTGCCTGTGCGTCAGCAATTGAGCTAAAAACCTGAAGATGAGTTGCGTCTAGTAAGTTACCAAAGTAAGTAACTCCAGAACGTAATCCAATAGGTAGCATATGTGTTGCTGATATGCGTCCTGTTAGGTTCGTTGTAAATAAAGCAGCAGAACCCCCAACAGAGGTGCTAACCTGAAATGTATCTCCAGATCGGTTAATAACATAATATTGAGTGCTAGTATTTAAACCAGACCCTCCAAGCAGTGATGTAAATGTTATTGCTTGGTTATTTTGTAGGATATTATCTACGGCAGTAATTCTATCATTCGATGCAGTTCCAGTAACGGAATAAATTAACGATGATGGGAAAGTAAGCGGATTTGCCGTTGTTATTTCGATAGTAGGAGCAGATGCGAATTGAAGAGCAGTCACAACAAACGAAGTCCTTGAATCAAGGAATTTCAATGGCCCTGCTCCTACTATACTTTGGAGGGAAAGCGGATAATTACCTGCCTGTGCGTTGAGGGAATCGTTGAAAATTTGAATGGTCAATGCATCGAGAACACCAATGTAGTACGTCTGACCATTGGAAAGCGGGACTGGGATAGTGCCAGAAATCGCAGTAATAGCCATTCCCTGACTAGAATCAAGCGTGTGAGGTGTTGCGGACGCAAACTTGCTAATCGGGGTTACAGCAACCTCGCGGGTGCGAATAGTGGCATCGTCAGGAGCAATCGTTCCGTATGCAAAGTCAGATTGAGAATGGATTGGAATTAGCAACCCATCAACACCAGTTCCATCCTTGAGTTGGCTACGAAGATCTCTATTATTGGAATCCGTTCCAGTGACGCGAAGGATTTTTCCTACGTCATTTTCACTTTCGGCAATAGCTACCAACTGCGAGGGTTGAATGATCTGCATTAATGTCGCAACATAGCCTCGGTCATCCCACGCCCATTCTACAGTATTGAATTTACCACCTTTATTGACATGGTATTGGAATAGACGATTGCGGAAGTAGACTGGGGATCCATCTACATTGACCGCAAGGGGAACGTCTATTCCACGGGGAAGAGCTATAGTATAACCATCCCAACCTGTGCAAACATCAACGTCAGCAGTGGATTGCATCCAATGCCCAGACTCCATAAGCGTCTGGACAGCTTGCGTGATTTTGCGGTAAACTCTTTTCTCGTCAGTAGTTCCTAAA